ATCTCATGTGGCATTTGACCATACTCAATATTAAATCCAAGATCGCCTATGACGCTTTTTGTTTTGGCTTCCCATTCTTTGTCATACAACGGATGCTCTTCATAAGAACTTTTGAAACAATTAAAATTATTTAACTTTAATTTGGAATCAATAAGCATATCCCAGAACCAATCGTCGTCATATCGAACTGTGCTAATAATAACGCATTTTTCATTGACCGCTGGAAACAAACTACACCAATATTTTTTTATGTCGTTAATAAAACTTGCTTCGTCAATAATCATCAAACTAACATTTGTAATGGTTATATCATTAGGCGATATGAATTTTATATAACCGCCCGTTTCAGGAAATCTCTTTTCCCAATGATTCATCATCTTTGTTACATTCCCTTTCATCCATATCGGAACGCAATCAATCATCTTCTTTAATATGTCAGTGCAAATTTCCTTTCCATGATTCGAATTGGATACAACCCAAATAACATTCTGATCTAATTGAAACAAACACTTCCATAAAGAATACGCCACTAAGAGAGTCGTAAAGCCGCCTTGCCTAAATTTACTCAAAATAGTATTTTCATGTTTTTCTAAGTGTTCAAATAATCGAAGTTGATGTGAATATAAATGGAATCTCTTGATTTCATTATGATGGCTTTTTAAGAAAACATAATTATCGCAAAAGTATTTAAAATCATTTGCACAAAGAGATATCTCATTCATTTCAAATTTTGTTATCATGTTTCTTGTCATGAATAAAAACCTCTAAGTCTTCAGGAGTTCCTAATCCCCACATCTTATCTACATCATAAGTCACTATCTTTTTATCATCCAATATAGATTCACTGAAAACAGGACATACATAAAATTCATTGTTGACACGTATGTTCTTTGAAATCATCTGCTCTGCATACTTAACATAATCTTTGCCATGCTTCCAGTAATATATACCAACAGTCGCTATATCACTGATCGGATTCTTCTCCGCTACCTCTGCTACAAATCCATTATCTAATCTTGCATAACTCCACTTTGGATGATTCGATTTAAAAGTTAAAATTCCACCGTCATTTGATGAAACCTTAGATAAAAAATCAAGAGAATCCCATTCAACATATTGATCACTGTTCGCAATAACTAAAGGCTCATCGTTGTTAATCATCTCTTTAGCCAATAAGGTCGTACATGCTGCTCCCTCTGTCACTCCATTCACAACAACAATACTGCAATTAAAAGCAACTTCATTCAAAACACGTAATAAATCATATTTCTTAAAATGTGTTTCCTGTACAATAAAAATGTAATTGCCAGACATGTTTAAGTTGTCTACAACAGTCTGTATCATAGACTTTCCAAATACATCAATCAATGGCTTTGGAAGTGTATATCCTGCACTCTCGAATCTAGAACCAGCACCTGCCATAGGAATTAAAATGTTCATGTTATAAAAAACCTTTCTTCTATTTCTTTGTAAAATTTTTTGCTCAATTCTCTTTCTTTTTTACTATTCGACCAAGTCATGCCACTCATGAAAAACCTACCAAAATTGTTTTGAAAAAACCTTTCCTTTATCTTATGTTCAAAAATGTTTTTTAGCCAACCATCATCAGAACAAAATGAAAAAAAGCTCTCACAAAACTTTGAATTAAAAAAATTATCTAAGAAATCATCGTTCTTAATTTCATAATCATTAATCAATGGATGCGAATAAGGTGAATTTAAGATGTCACTGATTCCATTCCAATTTCGAACCAACTGAACACTACCTGATAAGTTCTTTCCGCCAACTACAAAATGAGAATGTATCACGTAATAATAAACCGCTATCATCTGCCAATAAAATGATGATTTAATCATGTGATTTAAAATCGGAATCCTTTTATCTGTGTTCATGCCAATGAATTCCATGTTGCGTATGAATTCATGAATGATTTTATAGTTCTTGGAAAAAGGATAAGACCAAAAACGAATCTCACTAGAAGATTTCTTCGCACAACGATTTAATTCATATACGCTTTTATGTTCAACAAAAGATTCGAAATTTACCGTTTTGTATATGTCTTCATGATGACCATAAAAGAAATAATCACATATCAAAAAAGGACAAGCTATCTCAAAATAACTAACCCATATCTTGTGCTTGTAAACAGGATTCAACACCGAACTAGATATCGTTAAATCTTGGTCCAAAATGTATCTTATGTCATCTGCGTTTTCAAACAATGTGTCTGTTCTCGTTTTAAATACAAACGAATCATTGTCTATCGCGTTTAAACCCTCATGTATCGACCTCATTTGATGGTGATAATGTCCCCAGCGATCTTGAATGTGATTAGGCTCAATCGTTTCAATAAAGTCTATATCGTGTTTAATTAAAAAACTACGAATCTCTTCGCCAATCTCTCCAACCCATGTCGATAAAAAGATTCTTTCTATGCAACCCTCAGATCTTAAATACAATAAATTCTCTAGCGTCTTTAGAAAGACTAATTCGTTTCTAATTGCACCAATAATTAAAACTGTGTTTTTTCGCTTCATAAATTTGCAAAAACAATACAAAAAGGATTAAAACCCATTGAAGATTTTATGTCATTAATAGAGCCATGATCATACTCTTTTCCATTTAAATCCATAGACCAAGACCAACATTTATAAAATTTGTCTTTCTCCATAAGGTATCTTCTACCACCATCAGGATCAATTATCGAAAATGAAATTTCGTCATAACCATCAACAATAACATAATGCCACATTCTCTCGTCAACCCTAAGAACCACAATACAAGGCTTGTCTTGAGAAACAATCTTTTTCAAACGATCTAAATCGCCATATATCAACTTTGATTGTAATCCATTTTCATTCAATAGATCACATAAGTTATAAGGATATAATTTTTTTTCTGATCCATAATATTTTTCAAGCTCAACTCCTTTACCATAATGTTTTAACAACATCGCAGCACACGTGTGACCGCAGGTAACCCCCGATGGTTGTTCTAAAACTTTAATGAAATTTATTTGATGTTTGTCTGGATGAGTAAATCTCAAACTACAGTAAAATACACCAAAAAATAAAATCATTAAAGTTAAAAAATTTATACTTCTTTTTAAATTGGATTGTTCCATGTTCTACCTTGTTACAAATGAAAATAATGAAAACTGGCAAAATGTATCTTGGGGTGAAAATGTAACTCATGAAGAAAATAACCCAAATTATTACTTCGTGACTTATGACGACCCTCATGTCGCCGCCTATATGTATCCACTCTCAGAAATAACAAATCAACCAAAGTTCTGGACATTAGAACAACAAAGTGAAAAAATCGAATGCGGATACCAATTCTTATTCGAAAAAATTACAACCCTTAAAGAATTTACAGTCTCATTGCCTACACCTGATCAAAAAATTACATTCGGAATGCTTTGCTCTATGATGCTAGTTAAAAATAAAGAATATAGAGAGTGGGCAATCAATTACCTCAATGGATCTGATAAATCAAAAGAATCTGCACTGCTACTAGAAAAAAAATTGAAGGAACTCATCCTTTCAAAAGAAGTTTATCTCCATCCATGCTTCGCTGTAATATCAAGCATCTGCGAAGATGAGTCTTATGCCATCAAAGCTGCTCATAAATCATATATGGATGCAATCGATGCCTCTACACCAATTAATCTTAAACAAATTGCTCAAATTGTTAACTCTCTAACTCCACTAGAAATCTCAGAAACTCTTCAGGAAATTTGATATGGTTTATTTCTTTCAAGAACAAAGAAGACTTGGAAACATCAAAATAGGAACGTCTAGATGTCCTAAAAAAAGAATCAAAGATGTCCAAACCGGAAACCCAAACAAACTTAAAATTATTGCAGTTATTCCAGGCGGACCAAAGGTTGAAGCTAGATTGCATAGTAGATTTTCAAAACATCAATGCGAAGGTGGAAAAGATTGGTTTAAATCCGTCCCAGAAATTATGCGGTATATAAAAAAAATGCAAAAAAAAT